CTAAATGCTCTCCAATGTTATTCCATCGGAAGACGCTTTAAAGTCAGATTTGTTTTTAATGACAAGAGTGACACCCATACCAGAAGTCACGCTAGCCGTCATCGGTGAGTATATAAATTCTACAATATCTCCAGGATTGTTCAATTTGACAATGCTATACTGTTTTCCTTTGAACAAGAAAATATTATTAATTATATAACCGATAGAAACAACACCACTACCACCATTAATTATACTAAATTCTGTCCCGAATGACCTTGAGCCTGAACTGAAAAAGAGAGTAATCAAAGTATTACTGTCACTTTTACAAACATAAATATTGTTTTTAGTAATCCCTTGATGAGGGGCCTCCGAGTCAAAGACAACCATTCCTCTCCTTATACTGCCGGATAATTCACAATCTCCGGTTTTAAAATTGAGCTTAAGATTAGGAGTAAACGCGTTTGTACCAAACTTCCGATAATCCTCAGTAGGATTGCCCGATGCATCAACACCCTGCTGCGATATCATATATTCATCCTGGAATACAGCCGAGCCTATCAAAGCGAAATTAAGGAGAGCGATCTCGGCTGCAATTAACTTGTCGTAAGGATAAGGCGTCCACAGTCCACTCTCTTGATGAGCTTCAATCCATTCCTTTGGGCTAATCTCCGTATTTCCAGAAACGCGGCTGGTCCACATGTACAGCACATTGTCTTGCTTCAGATACTCCCCGTTCTTATACACATTGTCCACATTCCAATCTTCCGAGCGTGGGAAAGGCGTAGGATTGGCGACAATAATGTTCACCAGCTTACTATCAATCTCTTTCGTCCGGGCGGCATCCTCATAAGCATAGATACTGATACGGTTAGCAGTAGCATACTTATCTGAAGGAATAGTGTAGTCGTATGAACTAACCTTTGAAGCAGTTTTGTCCTCAAACAACTTCGTTACACTGCTCCCTACAATGCTTTCAACCCTGAGCGTAAGATAGGCAGACATGGCCACTTTATTGCTCCCTTCACCAGCCCAGAACCGGACTTGTAACGGTGCAGCCTGTACGTTATTAGCATCCAAAGATACCGTCTCCGGATTGACACCAATCCAAAGGCGTTCAGATTCAGCAACCAAATAGAATGTTTCTGTCAGTATCATATCATACAATTTATGCAGTCCCGCTAATAGAGCCTGACAAGCCCATTTTAGCACGTACCATGTCTTCAAAAGTAATTTTTGCATTGGCTCCCGTAAATGTGGCGGCACTCTTACCAGTAAGAATGAATGCGGCGCCGGCGTTATCTTTCAGAGAGAATGTCCAGGTTGTAATGAGCGAAGGAACTTCCTCACCCGTGCTACGTTTTACCGCCACCGGTGTGACTGTTGCAGTCTCGCCTTTTTTAACCACATTTCCACTGATACCCGTTATCTTAAGCAATGTGTAATAGGGGTCAGAGAAGTCAGTAATCTCATCATAGCCGGAGGCAACCAATGAACCGTCTTTCTTGACATCACAGCGCAATTTAAGTACGTTATCCACATCATTGGTAGAAACCGCCTGAGTACGTGATGTACCCCAATTCGTGTCACCTGCTCCAAGCATTTTCACCCACTGGAAAGTAAAGCCGGTGTAGTCAGTGATTTCAACGCCATCTTTAAAGATACGGACCGTATCAGTCAATGTTTCCCCGGCCGTAAGAAGCTGAGATCCCTTGTTATTCGAGATCAAGGCATCATATTGGTTGCCGGTGGATTCCTGAATGACAACCTCCTTGGACAAAGCATTGAAACCGATAGAGGGACCGGAGATTTCAACGGTGCCGGACACGGTGATCCGGTCATTGTCATATCCAGAGATGGGTACAAGGTTCTTCATTACACGCAGGGCCGGTACTTTATAAGTAGCTCCGCCAATGGTAGTACTGTAAGCGTCTATCTTCTTGAAATACCCCACCATACCAGCATTCGTGGACAAACCGTTGTTGTCAAATGTCAGCAACAAGTCATTGTAACGAAACTCAATCGTATTGGGTACAAGGATACTACCGTCAGAGATATCACGTAGAATAATAACGACAGTCGGACGGCTGTTTTCGGGCAGTGCGGTAAAGTCCGGTATAAAAACAACCGTCCCTTTGTTATATCGTTGCACAAGCGGAGTGCCTTCTACACGGAGCGTACCATTGATGGTAGTGCCATCCATTAAGGCAATGAGGGTAAAACTTCCTTCAAGATTCATACGTCACCCCCTTCCTGTTCAACAGGATCTTCGGTCGGGGTCGGTTCTTCAGTAGTGGTATCCTCTCCTGAAGGTTCGCCCTCATTAATATTTTCACCGTTTCCCGGTTCTTCACTACCGCTTGCATTCTCTTCTTCCGGAGAATCATACAGACCGCTTTCCTTTTGCTCTTTTATCAGAGCTTTCAACTTATCCTTCGAAAGTACTTCAGGACTGAAATTAGAAAGCACCTTCAGGGCACTGAGCTGCAAGATTACACGACCGTCCGGAATACGTTCGGCATACTTGTAATCATAACCCTGCACATCCAGTTCTTCCGGTTTTACTAACAGATAATTCATAAGTTATTCATATTTAGATGTTATAATCAATTTTCCGTCACTCGTTGTCAAGACCTTATTATCGCTTGTAGTCACCAAGACCGTTACTGCATACATCTTCACTGAAGCATGTACCGATATAGGATACAAAGGATCGAATGAATAAGTCGAAGGGATAAACTCAACACTTCTTCCACGGCCCACATTTTTTGCCGTACTACCAGCCTTGGCGGATTTCGCGTACCAGTCGATCACAAACAGGCTGTCCTTGCTACTGTCAATCAGCTTCTTGTTGTACGACAATACACACTCGTAGCCTACAGTGGTATTCATACGAGAGTTGATCTTGATGCCTTTTGTCTGCCGAATGTCGGCGCGTAATGTACCAGGCATCTCTACCTTGATGGAATTCGTTGCCTGCATCTCGTCCGAAGTCGGTGAAGACGGGCGGGTACCGTTATAATACGCACCACGGACACGCACAGAAATGTTCCGGAAGAACCGGGCATCCAGTGTAAGAGTTTTCCCCCAGGTACCATCCGCGTTCTTGCCGGAGACAAACACCTCAAGCTCATCAGCCGTAAAGTCACGCCATGTTGTACCGTCAAGCATCTGCCACCAATAAGCGGCATTGGAATCTGCAACCGTATCTTCGCCTGAGTACACTTGAGCGGTGATTGAGTATAACCATTCTCCTTTACTATTGGGCACCACTTCGAGCGGATTGATAGTCCAGCCTTTGGGTCGGTTGATCTTCAGGGAGTAATTGTTAGAGTCAAAAATACTGGTGCGAAGCACAATACTACGCTCGAATTTCTCCTGGGTATTCTTTCTCTTATCCGTGATAGAGAAGATACAATGCAGCTCTATCGGGCTGTTGTAATCCACATTCTTCTTTACAGTCAAAGAATAGGTGGGTTTACCCGTGGCTGATATAGCATAGTCGTCATTGTCAACGATGCGGTTGCTGCCATCTGATTTCGGTGCGCCTTCATACCATTCGGCACCAGTGATTGCCTGACTACCGTTCATTACCCCCTCCGGGTCCTGAACGGAAATGTAAGGCATGAGTACACAAGGAACAAGCGAACGGTCAGGCTCGTAATCGTTCGTGTCCTTATTATAGTTCTGTACAGGATTACCAGATAGAACCTGTATCTCTGCCAGGAAAGAATAAGGATCAATGTGTACCTGTACGTCTTTGGGTTGAGTTTGTATAGCCATTTTTTTTATATTCTAAATCCAACATAATTTTCAACTGTCTCAATATCTTCGCCCACCGGGATGAATACCCGGCAGATAAATTTCACTGTCCTGACCGAAAATCCCCATTCGCTCCCCATATCGGAGGAAGTCAACCGGATAACATGCCTCTGTTCATCCACATAAGTAGGAGACCAGCTATTATCGGCAGGAACATTCCCGGTATCTCGTAGCCACTCCACTTCGACACCGGTAGTAGCCATGAGGACATTGGTGATATCACGGTTGCCATAACTCACAACGGCAGCGATATCTGTGTTCACGTTATTCTTGAAGAACTGCCAACCAGCAGTCGAAGTAAAGTCAAGATGATAGTTCTTGTCACCTTCGAGCAATACCCATCCGGCGGAGTTCCACTGAGGTTCATCAATTGTTTTGTCGATGATACAACCCCATTTACAGCCATAATGATAGACTGTATGCTGTTCCAGCGTGGTTATCACCTTCTGATTCTCTAAAAAGGTTTCATAGTCAACAAATCGGTAAGGTTCATCTCCTTGTGCTGTAGCCAGAGACCATTCACCGCGATCCACCTTTTTAGGAATAATTGTCCCATTCCAGTCAGCTTCATATATCTTTTCAAAGACACCAATCTTCGACATGACTCCGACATCTGTAGGACTAATAGGAAGCTTCTCTATCATCTTCACGTTGGGGAAGCGACCGAGAGTCAACGCATAGTTGTAGTCTTCGAGAATTGGTTTGAAAACATTCTGCAAGAACATGATCCTGCCTTCACGGGATGAAAGCAACCAGCTTTGAGCACGTTCGTTTGCAGCCTCCCCAGCATCCGGGACTTTCGCATTACCTCGGCGAGTAACATTATACCCTTCAACTGGCGGATAGTTTTTTCCTCCGGGAACTTCACTATCCGGATAAAGTACCACGGTCAACGTATTGTCATTCCTGTTCTTGGTAATACAACGAAACCAGGAAGTATAGTAATCATTGCCACCGGTCAGCAGCGTATTGACAATAGACAGCATGACATCATTCTCATCGAGATTTGTCCAGTCAGTATCAGTTCGCTTCTCCATAGTGAGCCGGTAAGTATCATCATCCAACAATTCAACCTTTTCAATGGTACCGCAGTCAGAGAAAGAGAAGTCTCCGACCATAGCCTGAATTTCGTTGATGATAAGGCGCAAAACGGTCAGCGATGACCGCAACTCCATGCGGTCAGCCTGTATCCTCCCATTTGTATCCGCGATTATGCCCTTGCCCGCGATTAGTGAGTCTATGGCTTCGCCAACCTCTATGCCTCCGTCTGCCTTAATTAATCCTTTAGATACAAGTCCAGCAATGAAAGTGAGTAGAAAATTTGTTTCATCAGGTTTGGCCTTTGAAAGAAATAATTTCTCTAACTCTTCAGTATTAAAACCTGCTTCAACCATCGACAACAACAAAGTACCAACGCGTTTTGCCGTATTAGCCTCAAGTTTGCGTTCATCTCGAATTTGAATTGCTGCATTCCGTAATGTATCTTTGATGTTGACCATTTTTTCTATTTTTCTTCAAAAGAACAAAGGTTGCACAAATGATAAAAAGACACTAATGTTTACGACTCCCCCACAGACGTGAACGCATGGATGTGCTTCTCTTATGGTTTGCTTCCTCTATCTTATCAACCAATAACCCGCAGAACTCCTCTCCATACATATACGCCATTTGTTCTTTAAGTACCATGACTGATGCAAAGTAAGCACGGGAAAACCATTCACGTGGTTTACGTGGTTTATACCGACTTTCACGGTATCGTTCATCCAAAAACTCAAGATTACCGCCATTATCTTTCCGATATCCATTCCCAGTGCCGCAATCCTGATAGATTCCATACTCCATGAACTTATGCTGTATAGTATTCAAGTCCCCTCCGGAAGAAGTGACATTCTCCGTGATCTCCTGATGCAGACTATATGTATCAATAACATGCAACCGCTCAATCTTTTCCCGCCAAATATCAATCATCATCTTTGCCCAGGCATCATTATACTTTTGCCTGTCTTCCGATGTTGCATACGGGCGGGCATTATTCCTCCCACTCATCGGCATTAAAACTTAAATCAATAGGTTCCGAGACATCAATCATAAAATAGAGTCCTGTACAACCATTAATGAAATACTCTCCGAGTTCTCTCATATAAACATTATCCGTGTTCAGATAGACAAGTTCATTACTCATGTCTTCCCGATCAAGCAGCATCCGGCTGTGAACCTGACGTGCCAACTGGCGGCAAATATCTAAAGAGGCTTGCCGATCCGCCATGTCATTGAAGGTATATCTCTTCATCAGGAAGACAGTAAATGTACGCTTTTTAAAAAAGCCTCCGGAACGGCGCTCAGTCACTCCGTCATTCGTGTCATCAACCGCAAAGAAAGCAGACTGCCTGCGAAAGTTCTCCAATACCTCTTCCAGAGAATTTATTCCGGAACAGACACAAGGAAAGAACCCGTGTGTCTTCGCCAGTTTATTCTTCAGGCACATTGATTTAAAGTACCCGATTGCATCAAATAAATTAATTGTGTCCATACTTTCCGTTATATTCTTGTGTCTCACGCGCCTTTTCGTTCAGTTCGGTCAAGGCACGCCAACAGTCCATACTTAATACCTGATTCTCTTTAGTAATATCCCCGCCAGTCAATGCGCGTATCTCAGCGTTCATCACTTCCACCATGTCGGGCGGTTCAGCGTCCACATTATCTCCGACTTTTCCAAAGAAATGGGGAAAACTGACCGCAAAGCGGTTCTTCAGCGAAGCATACCACAGAAATACAGATAGTAGCTCCCCCTCCGATAAACGCACTTCTACCGGATGATTGCCGTCCTTATCCACATACAATATTTTAGCCATACTCTGCACTTGGCGGATGTCATTCGTTTGCAAATATCCCTGATAATGATTCTCAACCCGTATGTAGTCAGAAAATGGTACTCCGCGCAACAATACATTGACAGCCCGCAACTCTCCGATCTGAGACAAACAGACCGGAGATTTTGCAGGGGCATCCAGAAAGTCCAACACCTTCAGGAAGCATTGTATCTGATAATTCCATAAGAAGAAACGTACTTCCTGTTTAGACTCCAGCGTAACTGCACATATCCACCCATCAGCCACCTTCCGATAAACCCGAATGGCCAGCAAACGAATGAAAATGTACGCCTTTGCTTTTGCAGCTTCAAAGTGAGACATCACATAGCAGACATACCGTAACTGTTCCTGAGTCAATTTCTCCCAACAATCCGGAAGTTGGAAATCCAACACATTATCCCCAAAAGTAGCAAGAGTCGTCTTTCTCATTTTTATACCACTCAAAATGTTTCACTTTATAAGCCTCACTTTCCTGATAAACAGAGAATTTATCAATATTTCCTTCAAGGAAGTTCACAGCATTATCCAGCTCACGTTTAAATGCCTGGCTCTGCTGGTTGACAAAGAAGCCGACGGCCTTGCATAACATCCATACAAGCAGTGTTTCATACTCGGTTAAAGTTTTAGCACGGGTCTGTTCCAGCAAATGTTCAAACAGCACAGCAGAGATATTCCGGTATATGATTTCTTCCGCTTCAGAGATAACAGGCCGTAAGGCTATCAGGTCTGAGCGATGGGCTTCCGGCTTGCCTGCGTAATCCCGCAATTGTGAAGCCGAGTAATAGAGAGAGCTAATCAAAAGCTTTCCATAAGCCGAACTTGCCCAACCTTTGTTACCTATCAATCCCGATATTATAGCATCCATCGCATCATCCGCAGCTTGTCGTATCGACTTCCGCAGTGTTTCAACCCGATCCCGTGAAGCCGGAGATAAGTTTTGGTTATTCACAATCCCGAATCCTGTCGAAGTTAATACAAGGTCAAGCCCCGGCATGGCATCATAAAATGCATCCAAACAGATGAAACGTTCCACATCCTCAACAACAACCTCCGGAAGGGCTTCAAAATCTATAACCGTTCCGAAGACTGTTGACTTCAGTTTAGTAGTAGAAACAGCAATGGGGTCCTCCATCATATCAAACACTTCAGCCGTTGCACTTGTAGCGGCCAACACAATTCTTTCAAATTTGTCCTTATCAATCTTGATCATTCGTATCGTCATTAGGTATGTTAGCACTCTTTTTCTTCGCGTCAGTATTCTGATCAAGCGTCGTCAACAGAATCATGGGTACATCCGGATAGACTTTACCTTCCCAACCATTATAATATATCACCACGTTGTGAGGTGTGTACATCAGATCATGGAAAGCAATCTCAAGCGATTGTTTCAGCGTAAACAGTTCCCGTTTATCGGAACCGGAGTTATTAGACTGAGATTTGCCCGGAGTAGCGCCAACGAGGTTAGGATGAATATTATCACCATAGCAAGTAATGTTAGAAGCTTCCTGAATGTCCTCCGACCAGTCACCACCCTCTTTACCGGTATCAATCACATTAACACGCACCATCCGGTTTTCCTTCCCATTCGGGTCGATATAATATCCCGTAATCCAAACCTTACCCGAATTTTCAATACCGGCAACGAAATTTTTAATGTTCTCCTTTTCTTTCTTGAGACGCTCCATCTGCTTTACCGGGTCTGTTATTCTTTCTTCATCCAGAATGTTTTGCCAGAAGTCCTTATGTACTTCCACCTGATATTTGACTGACGCATGGTTCTTCAGCTTTGCTTTCTTCCCTTTACCTATCAGACGCTTTATATCAAACCAATCGCCTCGGAAAATAGCCGTATAATAAGGAACCGGATAATACTGGCACCCAGGAGTAGGGAAACGGACAAGAATAGCAAACTTCCGTTCCTGTGTCCGTACCCTTCTCAACCCATCTTTACCCGGCTCACGCCCCATCAACACCTCCAAGTCCCCCAATGGATCTTTCTCATCCAAAAGACGAATTACCTCAATATCCTGTTCCTGAAGCGAAGATTTCCGGAAATTCGCACAGAATACATGGTTAATCTTTCCCTTTTCGTCCGCTTTCTCAAATCGGCAGTAACAAGCCTCCTTATGCCGTAACTTAGTAATTTTCTTGCCATCATTGGAAAGGATAACCACGGAAACGCAATAAAAGAAGTACTTCACATCAGTTGCCTGCTCAAGCGTGAAAGCAGGTATGTTGTTATGAAGCAGCCATTTTTTTATCTCCGGGTCATTAGTCGGTTTTTCCGTCTCGATATCCATGTACTTCTGTCCGGCGCCATAACACGTAAGGACATTGAAAAGCTTGTTCTGACTCATCACTTCATCCACACCAATCAGGCGGATAATCTCAAATGGCAACTTATCATCCGGCCCAAACGAAACATATCTATATTTCTTAGTGCCAGGAATAGTAATTGCCGAAACATCCTCTCCGTCTTCGTCAAAGATATCCGCACTGTCTTCCACCGTCTCTATCGATGCCATGACATTCGACTGGCCAATCGAAAAAATTTCGCTTGGCATACAGTATGGCTCACTCTGCCGGACTTCCTTTTTTTCTTCCTTTTTCATAAATACACTTTCATTCCATTGATTTCAAACATTGTTATATCCCGAAACTCCCTTATAAGCATAGAGTTAGGCAGCAGAATGCGATGTGTGCCGCCTCGCCAATGGGAACCCACACAACGGATTCCCTTGTATTCGATGATATCTCCGGTAGAAAGCTTCCACACACGGAGATTACAGGGCTGCCCAGACTCCAGCAGGCGCAACGCATCACTTTTATGTATAACCATCATCCAAAAGTATTATCAAACGTATTGTCAAATACACGTCCGGCACGAGATAGCTGCAAAATGTTCTGATTGCGTTGCGCATACCTGTACGAGAAAGTATAGGCAGATTATCATAATCATTCGTCCGGGTGGATTCCGATTCTGTTATTGCAATCTCTTTGCCCGGTCGTTCTCCTTCCAACAGATAAATTTCCTTGCTCCGGAAGAGATCATCCGCCCATAGGCTCATTGGAGTATTCAGAATACCTGTATTCGCTTTGAATACGCGATTTTCCTCAATGTGATAGTGACGGAACATCCCATCAATCATCGCTGATGAGCGTTCATACTCCGGCTCCAAAGTATGAGTTCCGGTGCAGTAAAATGTTTCCTGGCACCCAAAAGAATTGGTAAAAAGCAAACAAGGCGCAGCATCCGGACACGCCAAATCAATCTGATAGTATTGCACGCGTCCGCCAGCCGTAACCGTATAGCGCACTAAAGTGCCCAAATCGCTGATAAAAGAATCCGGAGAAACATCAATCGTAGCTACTTCCTGATGCGCAGGTAGTGTGTCCAAAACGAACTCTTTAGATACTAATTTATCATCCGTTGTCCGATAATCACAACTAACCACCACTTCCGTACTCTCAGACACAACCAAATGCAAGAATTCTTTGCGTCCCATCGCGGTAATTTTATCTCCCCCTATCATGGCGGTCAGGAAATGAGTTAGCATAAACTCTTTTGCATCCAGCGAAGATTCCGCCGCACAATACTGTACCGTAAATCCACGTACAGTATCGGTCTTTCCAGCAACGACTATTACATAGAAAAAGCCGCCTATCAGCTTGGAAGCCAAATAAGGCTCAATTAAATCCTGTAAGTCTAAAATTGTTATCTTACCTTCAGCATCCGGAACATACGTTTCGTTCAAAATCTCTGTATCTCCATACAATAACTTGAACTGCACTTCCGGCTGATCGGTCAGAATAGTGATTTTATCCAAAGCGGATGAAAACATATAATCCGCCACATCTTTGAGAACTGTAATCATAGTTTTTTGATTTTTTCCCAAAGGTATTTCCACACAGAAACACATAAAAAGACAGAGGCACAACGCTTCACAGCGGCATGCCTCCCCAAAATGTAGAAAATGTTATATCTTAGTCTTTATTCATCATCATCCACTTGGGACGACCATCTTTGTCAACCATACTGTGATATCCGATATCCAACATGATAGTTGTTATCTGGTTCAATGTCAGCTCTACCATTTCCGATAGGTCATCGGCTATATCCTGACTTGTCTTCAGGATTTTATCATCATCCTTCTTCTCGGCTGGCAAATAAGTCTGAAGGTATTCAATGAGAACAACTTCAGCCGGATCGAGATTTCTTTCAGAATCACTCATCTTTGTCCTCCTTTCTATCATTTAGGGCTAATACAAGCAGGTTTATCAACTCTTTAATTTCTTCATGATTGGCAGCAAAAATAAAATGACCAGCCTGATACACGCTGTAATCTTCAAACACGTTCTTATCCTCCTCGTAAGAAGAAGTCTTTGCCACTTTGAATATAGGCTTTTTCATTCTATCGCTCCTTTCTCACTAAATTGATAAGTTGAACGTACCTGGCATATATCCATGATAAAAACCATGTCCGGACATCCCATTTTATCCACAGAAGCATCAATACGTGAAAACTTATTTCCACAATTCCCGGCACTATAACGAATTGGTTTTAGTTTCGGGTGTTCTGCATTAACCTTCTCTACCATGAGGCGAAGTTCCTCTTTAAGTGCATCCAGTGCCAGTTCATCCCTTACCAGTACATTTTCATACTTGGCGACGTAATCACACACTTTCTTCCATGCCCGATTCTTGGGGGCATAAGTTTGCAAATGCTGTACAAAGAACATCATGCCTTACCTCCTTTCTCAAAAGTGATATTAACATGACAACCATCACCAGCATAAATGATGATGGCATTGTCTGTACACCCAACAGGAATACACTCTTTTCCTGAAGCGAGTTCTGAACAAAGTTCCAATAAAGCCTTTTGGACTTTTTCAACAGATACATTGCGTCTGTTAGCGCATTTGTTTTTGTTACTCATATCACTGTATTGTTTAGCATTTAGGCAGAAAAAAACGGCTGCCATTTCCCGTGTCGCTAAACAATACAGTGATAATCGCCGAAGCAATAACAATGTCTGGGAAAGGCAACCGCCTATATCATAAAGTAAGGGCATAAAAAAAGCCCTCGAATTTCGTGAGCATTATACGATGCACATCGACGATTAAAAGTAACCGTATTGTTTAGCACTGCAAATATGAGGATAATATTTGAAAGTACAAAGCTTTAATACCATTAATCTTCCTTAGACCTCTTTTCTTCTAAATCATCATCTTCAGACTCATCATCCTTTGGACTATTTTGGTTACCTTTCTTAGATTCATTTTGAATAGATCTTATATAGTCCTCAATTTTCACCGAACTTCTTAACATTGCCTCAAGTCTAGCACTATCTTCATCTAAATATGTATAATTATTATGGTATTTTAGATTTATAAAAGATTTATAATCTTCCAAAGATATCAAATCTCTCAACGTCTTTTCATCCAAAGGCATTAGCTTTTGCAAGTTCTTTAGTCTTAATAAATATTTAAGATAATCTGAGTTATGAGGATTATTAGGTTTTATATAACTTGAAATAAACGTACTTATATTTATTATTTCATTGATAGCATCATCATCCAAACGTGAATTAAACTTATCTTTGGCATACTTCATAAAGATATCTGGTCTATATATTAATATCTTCTGTTTGGTTTTTTCCAAAAACTCAGAATATAATTCTTTTCTTGGCGATATTGTTCTACCATGTATCGTTAACCACCAATCTTCCTTCGCATCATCTGTAATAAAAATAATATTCTTTTTATCTTTCAAAGATTTATCTATTATTTGCTTCCAAAGAATCAAATCTCCAAATTTATTTTTCTTTACATCATCTTTATTTCTATCACAATAGCCCGGCGGAACTCCGTTTTTATATCTCTCTTCCCCTTCTTTATTAATCGCAGATATCTGCTCCGAAGTATAACTTTCTCCAACTCTGTTTTTATAAATAACATTTATCTCCTTCAAGACAGGATCATCTTTTATAGTAAATGGAATTCTACTCTTCTTACTATTTTCGACAGCCTCCTTTATCTTTGTAAAGCCCCCTTCTATTTCTTCTATCAAAGATTTTAAATCATCTTCATGAAATTTAAATCCAGTATTTATAGACTTCTGTACTTCCTTAAATTGATCATCAAGTTTCCGTATTATCTCATCATAAGATAAGCCTATAGAAATTATAGTAGTTAGTCTATTTTTAAAATATTCTTGTCCCACCTGATACGGAAGCCATAGGCGCTCTTTCACCTGCTTCATAACAGATAGATATTGTTTTCTTGTACTTTCTGAATATCTATAAAGATTTAATATAGAACAAGTATCAAAAACAATAAGAGAATCTTTCCATATATCTTGAATATCCTTATCTGTTGGATAAAATTCTACTTTAAAAGTATTTTCCATATATATTAAGAATTAGTCGTTTATGTTCATTATCTTAACGGAATAAACTCATTTGTTTCATAATTAATAATCTTCATATCTGCAATAGCAGCATAAGCAGTTTTATCAATTATCCCCTCTGAAATATAAAATTGAACTTGCGATTGATTATAAAAGTATTTCTTCCATGCTTTTTGCAATTGCGAGGTATTTAATTTTTCAGAGGTTAGAACACGAGTACCATTTGGATAAGCCTCCAATATCTGTATAGATACACCATCAATTTTTCCTATTACTCGTTGTACCGTGGTCACTCGTGCATCAATTTTACCTGTACCCTTTTTACGAATGGCCATTCCCGCTAAAAAATATTTTTTATTTTTATATGCAAGACTTCCACTTACAGTTATCTTCAAATTAACAATGCCATTGGCATTATATGTATCTAATTGTTGTAATACTTCATTATACAAAGCATCCATAGAAGGTTCGACATAACTTTTATTTATCCAGCCTCCCTCACTTTCAGCATATAAGCTGCCGATTGTTTCATAATCAAAACTTACAGAATTAGATTCTGTAACAAATACCCCTCTTGACGTCAATGGTGAATAATCAAGCATTCCAGCAAAAGCATGTGGAGCTGGTAGTGGAGGTATAGTCATACAGGAAACCAAATTTAGGCTCAAAACAGCTAATGTAAAGATGAACAATAAAGGTTGTTTCATGATGAATAGTAGTTTTATGATAAATAATATCGCAAAAGTAGTAAAATAATCGGCACTAAACAGAAAAGCACAAACAAAAAAAGGCTCCAACTCGTGGAGCCCTTCATTTGTCTTAGATGTTTTTAATGAATTGATAATGATGTTTCCGATATTTTCGAACCAATGTCCTTCAGGGCATCAGAAAATATTTTCAGTTCTTCATCAGTGAAGGCCGCCGGCTTCCCGTTTATCAGCGTACTATTAATACGCTGATAGAGCCATGTCCTATCCTTCTTGAAGTAATTTTGTGCAATATACGACAAAGAGATAATATCTTGTATTCCGTTTAACTTTTCTTTCATATTTATATCAGTACGCTTCATCCGCCTGGCATTACGGTTAGCAGCCAGCAATTCGCGCATAATCCGGCCACCCTCCTTTCTTTCTTCGGGGGTCAACGTTGCGTTCAACTCGGCAAATAAGGCGTCCGCGGACATTTGCCCTTCCTGAGTGTCTGATGCATGTATTCTATCCACCAGCTCTTGAATTTTTTCACGTAATTCCATATTGTACATTTTTTAGGTTAATAAGAATGATTGAGAATGATGAGATTTGAAGTAGCCCCTCGCGGGGCTACCCAAATCATTCATCTTGTTGAAGAGCTTCCGCCAGTTCGAGAACCAGCTTGTAAACTGTCTCAACAAAATCCGATTTAGAATACCATCCTCCTGCAAGGAGCTGGTCTTCATATCGGAAGAGGGACCTCAATTCTTTGAGAATTTCCTCCCGGTCCTTTAGACCTCCATCATTATCAATCATCTCTGTCATCTAAGACAATGCAAATATAATCATCATTTGATTATTAAACAAGTAATCTGCAAAAAAATCAGCATTTGATTATTTTATTAACAACGTTTAGCAATCGCAATTCTATTGCGTCAAACAATCGCCAATTTAGGCGTTAAAAATCCCGCCGCCCCCCTGGGCTATGAGCAATCGGCGGTTCCGCTTTCCCCCTGCGCTACGCGCAGGGGGCGCCCGCAAAAGCATCCTATCCCCTTTTGAGGTTTTAGGCTGCTTCTGCTACCATCTTAGCGACTTTCCCGCTTATTCCGACACATTGCCTATATTAGTAATTACTATCTTATTTTCGCTTATTTCGACCTTTGCTTTATCTCCTTTCTTAAAACCAAACATTTTTAAATATTCACCTTTGAGATTAAAACCTATCGTTCCTTTTTTTCCTTGTGGAAGCCTGACACATTGCAAAACTCTTTCCATATAATTAAGCTTTTGTGATATAACGAACAAAAGAAATAGCCGGAACACTTGTTACTGGTTGTATCAGCCCCTTAACGGGTTGCGGTTTCAGCTCTGCCGCACTGCTTGGGGCTTGATTTAATTTATTCGGATTAACTTCGTAAACAGTTGGAATCTTCGTAAGACTGTCTACTATAACGCACCAATGATGCCAACACTCTAAAGATAGTGTATCCATATGCAATACTTCACCATTGAGCGAATTTAGACAAAGGTTAATAATCGTCATTAAACAACAGGTATACGAAATGTCCGCACCTATAAAGAATTGCTTTCTATCCTCTTTTGCAGCAGACAATAAAAGGCGTCCACTCCCACAGGTGGGGTCATATACCCGGACATCTCCGTTCCTCCGTTCTTCTCCTGGCTTTACGGCTGTCGTTAACTGTGTCATCAAATCACAGACACAAATAGGAGTAAAAAACTGCCCATTCCTTGAATTGCTTAAAAACTCCTCGAAATAGTCTCCAAAAGGGTCAACCAGTGGTGCATTATCCATTTGCACAATCAGAGCGGCAAAAGCTTGTGAGAACACATTTAGTTCCTCTTTAGAATATGGCTTTATAGTCTTGAAATAAAGTTCCTCCTTGCGTCCCATCGACAAACAACAAACAATTATCTGCAAGAAATCATCAAACACCTTTGCCCGTCCGTGGATTCGGGAAATACCCTCAAGATATTCCCCGAATGGTTTCAAATCATTAGGATTGCTTTTCATACACCTGCAAATTTGAGAACACGAAACAAATCGGGTAAAAGTTCAATGTGTCGTTATCTTCGCTATCCGCTTCCTCTTGCTGTTGTAGTTCCCTTTGTTTAGGAGCACCCCACAAACAAAGGGCATGAGAACCCTTTCGGATATTCTTCCCCTCTTTATTCCATTGTTTAATCGTTTTCAACTCCATATGCCCCGTTTGCGCATAAATACCCTTTAGTCCATCATTCACAGAGGAAAGAGCACCCTCTTTAACAAGTAGCTGAAGCGGCTGTGATAAACCTTTCAAAATAGCCCGTTTTTCCTGTATGGTCTTTGCAGTCTCAAAAATATTTTCCATCTTTGCAGTACGTTAAAAATTAAACTTCGGTTTGATTTTGTTTCCCCCTACATCGGTGCAACGGTGTAGGGGGATTTTATTTAGTTATTGCCAAGTTGTTCCAATTCAGAACGAATATCAGCCTCAGTCTTAGATAAATGATTGTTGATGTCCAGCATCCAGTCAGCCAACAACTTTCCAATAGCCACCGGATTAGATGTTGAAATAGAAAGCCCCTTAGCATCCACGAGAGTCAACTGTGCGTTGTTCTTGTCGTGCGAAATAGTAAAGCTTTCAAGCTGTTTTCGCTTTTCTCTCACTTCCTGATACTTCTGACGGAGCAAATAAACACGGTCTGCCTTATCGGTCAGTTCATCAATACTCAACCGTTTTGGGGCGGCTGCCGTTGTTTCCTTTTTCCCATCAGCAACAGGCGTAGCCGCTTTAGCTGATGGTTTAACCACTTTCTTTTCTTCGGGAACCGGGGGCAACAGAAGCAAAGGTGCTGCCTCCTCTTTTTTGCTGTTAGCTACTGCATTACCTAACACTGCGGCTTTCGCCTCTGCGCCTTTTGCGCTGTTTACATTACTTTTCATGACGTTATACGTTAAAAATTAAACATTTACGGGGTTCGGGGTGCAACCCTATCCCCTTTTGATTACATAACAAAGATAGTCATTTTTTAGATGCAAAACAACACATAACAATCTATCAAACAAAGCATTACCAATACATCCAAATATAATTAGGCAATTATACGGAAAATAGAACCTATATGCCACGAAAAAAATATTTCTGCAAAAAATCATTCGAAGAAAAAGAAAAGAGCTACCAAAGCATCAAACGGGGTCAAAAAGCTTTCCAATACAGTTTAAACGTTAAATATCCCTAACACAAAACACTGAAATACAGAAAATTACCTCAAAAAAGCACTATAAAGTACTACTAAAAATCTCGTTTTTCCAGCACTCAAACAGACAAGCCCCTAATAAACAGCGTACTAACACAGCGCAGCCCCGCACTTTGTGCGGAACTGCCGAAGGCTACCCCCCACCGCCCTACGCAAAAAATCTCATTACCTCCCCGCTTCCCCTTGGAATATGTAATAAATCTTTACTTTCACCCGCGGTACGTGGCAATCGTGCGAAAAAACAAAACCGCCATCCGCTTTTCACGAATGACGGCAATAGAAAAAGTAATGACCTAATCCAACCGGCTTAGGGATAGCAGAGGAAATTAGAAATCGGTCGGGTCGCTCCCCGTCCTATTTCTGATTGCAACGAATAGCCCGACCCGTAGGGGAAGCCCCAAAGCATTACATAGAAGAAGTAACAAATAAATTGAAATGCACTTTCGGAAACTTCTCGCACCCTATGCAAAGGGTATCAAAGGCATCAGAGCCATCCGTTCTTCCCTCCAGCTTATCATCTTCCGACTCAGCCAGCTTCTCGCCGCGCTTATCCTTACCACCATTATACACACCTGCCGTTTGCACAGAGATTAACAGGTCTTCATTATTCTGCTCATTAAACATAGGCATCAAGTTAGCCTGCCCAGCAAACATACGATTGATCAATAAATACTTCTCTATGTGGTTCATGGGCTTACCTATGTAAACCTCCTGCACTTCCCACCCGCGCTTCTTAAACTCATGAGCAATCACCCAGCGGAAGTCCTGATCATTCACAGCGTAATTACTTCCCAATGCCGTACTATCATAATAGAATATCACCTTCCTCCGCTTGTGATGGCGATAGTACTTGCAGAAGTCCTCAATCAGTTCCGGAAGCTTACGTTCATACTTCACAAAGAAAGACTTCAGCACTTTCAGTTTATTATCTTGAGGTTGTCCGGCTACCAGCCAGTTGATGTTCGCATTGTAATCAAATGCAATGCAGATAGGCATACCTGCGTCCACATCAGCATCAGCCAGCGATGTAGGCTCTTTCAACTTGTCGAACTTATACTCAAGACTATCCAGATATGAGAAGTTGGTACAGCTATACTTATGATGCATCCGCATGGATGAGTAGAAGCCATCACGGGTTATGCCGATACGCTTGCAGAGAATAGAGGTCAGAAAGGTCAGCGGTGGCAGGTCACGTTTCATATCGTTCACCCACTTCTCACCCAATACCTGCATATTCCAGATACTTGAGTATTCTTTATACATAACTGCTACCGAACGCATCCGGCAGAGATCACGCGATAAAGTACGAAGATAGGAGCGTAAATAGGCAGGTACGGACTTACCTTCAGCCAACATGTCCTTTATCTTCTGCTTGGTTCTCCATATTTCAAAAATAGTACCCTGGATTATCTCAATAAGTTCCGGATCACATTTCTTTTCAAAGTCCAGAAACCAAGAACCTTTCTTTGTGACCGGCATATCTGAAGAGATCAACATGCCATGATGATAGAAGTGTTGCCCAAAGTATTGCTTATTACCACGGTTAGCGGGGAGAGTCTCATCCTTCAGTTGCTCAAAGTCTACAAATTTTGCTTCGTCGATATCCAAAGCGTCATAAGAATGCGAGTTGGATGTTCCGCTCCTATCCTGTGAAATGATGTAGCCAATACTACCATTATAGAGAGAAAGAATATTCTCCCAATTCTCCGGTTCAAACAACGGTTCCCCCCATCCCCATGTTTTGGGCGGTTTGCGTCCGACAGTCCAATGGAGATCGCGTTTGAAGCCCCAATTCTCCCAATGAATGAGCATGGAAGGAAGAGTATTTGTGAGGACACGTTTACAGTTAGCACCGACAAAGCCCGTAATACTGCCGGGCATACGCTGCATGTTCCGGAGATTCCACGCAGCATGAATCAGACCTTTGCCAATACCGCGACCACCGACAACGACCGTATCTTTGGCAGAAGTGTACATCACTTCCTGTTGCGGGTCATTAAAGTACTGTTTCATTGCCTTGCGGTTTTATTTTGAAGATGTCTTCCTCATTAAATTCCACCTCCTCGAATTCCACGTCTTCAATGTCATCAGACCAATACTGCTGTATCTTGGTCTTAATCTTTTCCCGAACATTAGGAATAGGCTTGATGCCAAGAACCGTCGGGTCATCGGTCGGCTCAAACGGCTGGACAACAATCTTGTCATAGCCTTTGTCGAGGATATCTTCTTTATCGAGTTGAGTATATTTTCCGTAATAGTTGGCGGCGGCGCCCATTGCCCTGGCATCTTTTATTCGCTTGGCCATATCAAAAGTCTCATCTATCATCTGGCAGAACTTATACCGGTGATAATCCTTTGTGGTTTTAGCAAGATCGCCAAGCAAGCGTTTTATTATCCGGATATCTTCGTAAGCAGTAGATTTGCTTACATTATAGCGACGCTCCAGCTCGCTGACTATCTCAAGGTCTTTCTTACGTGGAAATTGCAGCCAAAAATTATACATATCCCGGAGACGTATCAGGCGTTGCTGGATCAGTTCCGGAATACCATCCGCCGTCATCTCGTTGATATCGGCAAACAGATACTTCTCACATACTTCTATGGTGGCAGGTACAGGCATTATAAATCTTCATCAGAGTCCATGTTCAACAAATAGCTATTCGTAAGCTGCACCGCCAGCGGGCTTCCCACGTTTGCCAGTTCGATTTCTTGTTTGCGTAGCTTGAGTGCAGTATCAGCTTTCGCATAATGATAGGCACGCGATACCGGAGTATTACGGTTCCGAATTTCAAGGCGCAGCGCGTCAACATCCATGTCAAGCAGAACCGCCATGTCAGAAACCGGAGTCAAGCACGCCGCCAGTTCCTTAATCTTCTCTATCTGTTCCGTTGAATAACCCATCCAAATGAATTGCTTTTGAATCAATGATAGTGGAGAACTGCGCTTGCAGGTCGAGATAAATACGAGGATCAGTAGTTATCATCCCGCTTTCAGTCCTGTTCCCCCGTGTTTGATTCTGGGAAGTGCAAATGGATACCATCCACTTTTCATTCCGGATAAGAATAACCTTTGAATGATTCTCAGCCAGGAACACATCATCAAACACGTTCGATATGAATGTGTACAGGTGAACAGTCTTGCGGGATGCTTTCAGGTCGGTCAACATGGTTGCTTTCGTCAGCAACCCCCGTCTCCGGAGACGAAAAATTCTCCGAAGGAATTCTTCGGAAGTGGAAAAGGTAGAAATGTAAATCTCAGCCGGGCCAGTCTCCGAAAGGATTTTCTCTATGATATCAAATAACTGTATGCGATTATCCAAGTACGCCTGCAATGGCGTACCGGACAATGGCTTTATTATCTGATTGACTAACTTCACTTAACTACCAAACCTAAATCAACCAATTCTTTCACTTGCTCCGCATCCACAGCATTTCCCGTACTGATAAGATACGCATAACGTTCCTGCACTTTAGCCAGTAGCGCCGTATATTTTTTCTCATCAGAAGATTTTAAATCAACCAACTTCTTCTTGTTATCAGAAAGATACTTCCGGGCTGCATTGACTTTCTTGGCAATATCCGCCGGATTCTCTTCCACTTTTGGAGGATTGTTCGTAGTAGCAGTAGAAGAACCGGCCACATGCGCATCATAAGCCTGCATGTTGGCACGATACTTCTTGTCACACTCATCCAACTGCTGTAAGTATTCAAAGCGATCACAGGCCGGAGAGGTTTCCATACCTTTCAGCAGCTCAAACAACTCCTTAATCTTGAACCAAAGCGGCGCGCATTCGTCCCATAGGGCTTTGATTTCATCCGGAAGCTGCTCATGATCCGAACGCTTACCACGTACAACCGTTCCTTCAGTCGGCAGATCATTATCAGTGGAAATCACCGGAGCACCTTCGGCAATGGTTGCTTGTGCCGCCGGAATCACCACTTTATTCATCGTTACCACATCAGCAACGGTTTTACGTTCAAGGCGTATAGCAAGATATTTCTTCAGCTCATATTCAACTTTATCCGCAAACTTTTCCGGCTTACGGACTACATTTTGAAAAAAGATGCGGTTGCGATTCAGAGCCAGGAGCATAGTTGCACCATCAATCACATTTCTGTCTTTAGGCTTTGCATCCAAATAAGCCTGCATTCTTGCTGTTAATTTTTCATCCATACTTCTAAGTTTAAAAAAGGTGGTGACACAGACCAGCCACGCCACCACCTAACTAACCAACCAAAAACAAATTATAGCGTCAACATATTACTCTGATGGCGCCACCCATGCAGAGCCATCCAGTCCTGATAAGTCCCCGTCTTCAGTCTCTATCTTACCGGGATAGAATGGAGCCGGACACAAATCTGTCGCTTCGATTTCAATAGTAGTGCCCGCTTCACCCGTAACACCTTCGCCAAGAGCCTGAGACGGCTTCGTATCCGTCTCAAACTCTTCACAACCAATGACACGAAATTTACCATTCCGTTGCTGTACAAGATATACAAGGTCATCCGCAGTAGCCTGACGGCAGAAACCGGAAGCATCTTCTTCAGTACCGGAATGTTTCAATGAACATTTATTCAACGTTGTGCGGCTTGGCTTTTCACCTTGCGGCTCAGAGGTCACATTAGACTTTGTTGACAATGATTTCAGTGTCAACCATTTCTTATCGGCGGCAAGCACGAAGTCCCCTTCATATGTCGCCAGCGCAGCCATCGACTTAGCCGCTTCCAAATCCGGAAGTTTCGGCCAAGTCACAATATTTGATTTCTTCTGAAAGAAGACTTTCGGGCGAATACCCGGCAACACGGTCTTACCGTCGCAAAAGTCCAAAGACTCATACAAGTCTATTGAGTTACATCCTACTGGTTTAACATCAGCCATATTCTCTCCTTTCTAAATAGCAGTTACACCATCAATACTTGCAACCAACATCCGTTCCTTAGATATTGACTCGAACTCAACACCAAAGAACATCGTAGCGATAAACTGGAGGACAAACGCCTTGAAGCGTGCCACTTCAATACTTTCTTCCTCTCCGGTTTGGTTAACTCCCACCAACATGTTCTTTTTTACCGTCATGTGAATAAAAGGACTGTTTTTCTTATTGGCAAGGGGAACAATATTCACATTGTCAAAGCCTTCAACGAAATATTGGTCATACTCCTTATTATAAGGAATAGCACCGGTAGTCGCTTTATAGTCTTCACAATAGTCGAAGAACACATGTTTAGGAACAAACAGTTTCACCGATTCTTCCTCAGTCAACATGTCATCAGCAGTCTGACAGATTGTTTTTAACACGTCAACAGCATTGTTCTTATCAATAGCTTCGATAACCAAATAATTACCCAACGCAGCCGAAAGCTTTGCTCCATCCAATTCTTTTTTAGTGATCGTATCGAAACCATCGAACAGGTCTTTAGACAACTCACCACTATCCTTACGAACTGCCGACCAAAGCACGTTATTTAAGTTCTTACCCAATTGAGCGCTGAGAAAAGCCAGCACTTTACGAGTAATCTCAGTGGACTTCAAAGCTTCCCCTTTAGTGATGTCAGAACCCCACATAGACTGATAGATTTTGTTCGGAGAAAAGTTACGCACAACCGAACCGAAGAACGTATATAATGTTCTCGGATTGATTACAACTTCGCTATTATCCTCACGTGTTTCGGAATAGGGCCCAAACTGCATGTCACCGGACAATTCACCAACAGTTTCAGAATAGCGGATACCCGGACGCAGACTCATGTGCTGCAATGAACGGGACAATGCAATCACAGGCATCTGCAACAATTCTTTTCGATATTTACGAGCGGTCTTCTGAAGATCCTCGCTTGCAATGTTAACTCCAACTGGTGCCATTAAATAAAATCTTTTACGTCGTTATACATAGATTTCGCTGTCACATCAGATTTACCGTCACCTTCTTCTCCTTCAATATGGCGGGTTTCATCACCATCACCATTTTTCAGATTCTTAATCTGCTCATCTTTCTGATCAATAAGCGTTTGTTTATCGGTAACGTCCTGTTCCAGCGTATTCATTTTCTCGTTGAGGGCTTCAACCTATTCTTCGGTAAGCGCAACCTTACCATCTTTGTCAAACTCCAAGCCCTCAACGTTCAGGATGGTGTTGACTTTCAAATAGTCTTTCTTCATCGTTGTTACATTATTAATAGTTTCAGATGAATTATTTTCTTCTTTCTTCCCGAAAGAAGAAATAAAACCATCCATTTTGGAAAGCATTTTTTGTAGTAAACCTTCGGTAGTATTTACCTTGTCCTGTTGTGATGGAAGAGCAGGCAGTCCCAAAACATTCAGTTTTTCAGCGGCATCAACAAAGTCAATCTTTTCGTTGTCCTCAATGATTTCATCTACAAAACCATAGTCCAACGCTTCTTGTGCGGTAAGCCAGCGCCCTTCTTTCAGTACATCAAGGATTTCATTCACCTTCTTTTTACAGCGATTGGCGTACATATTGGCCAGCACAATGTCAAACTTATCGTTCTCCAGCTTATTTTCCTTGAGCTGGTCTATAAGTTCCTGAATCTGGTCAGCATTGTATTGCCCCCAGGCATCCACCCAATTACTTACTTTGTGAACCAAAAACATGGCGAACTTAGAGATGCAAACTTTCTTTGCCCCTTGCGCCGCTATGGTAGCAGAACTCGCAACCAGCCCATATAAATAGGCAGTCACGTCACCATGATCAATAAACTGCTGGCGGATATCCAATCCGTCATCCACCGCCCCACCGAGCGAACTGATACGGACATTGACAGGCTTACCTTTCAGGCCAGCCAGTTGGTTACGAATATACTGTTTGGAATATCCCCAGCGTCCGATGTAGTCATCAATGTTGATATTGTACGTCATATTGCAAACATTTTATTGCAATATTACGCCCATACCTTATATAATAAAAAGACCTTTACACGCCCAAAACCGGATAAAAAGAGGTATTAGAGTAGGTTACAAGCATTGTAACCGCACATTGTGAGGATACACTTTCCGGTCTTGAGTCCGTGAAAGTCACGGCCGGATAAGGCCGGGAATCCGTACCTATCAGATATTTTTCTCCGGAAACGGCAGTAAGGAGAAAACACAATTTTCGATTGCCCACACCAAAAGCTTCAGGCAGATAAGCTGTCAACTTCTGATAGCAAATACGGTTTTTATTCTCTATCTTATCGGAATTCTCCAATGATGACAGACCAATAGTAACCATTTTTTGGAAATTGAGCAGTTTATCTAAATAAACTCCCACTCCCGGAACAAAAATTGAAGATGATAAATCAGCAGCTTCAATCAATTCCACCTGATTGATAAATTTAAGGCAATTGCTCATAATTGTTCGATGTTGTTCGGTGTTGTTCAAAATGAGTGTCCTTGTCCTCTCTTTTTCTTGTTAAAGAATTTAAAAACAAACCTTTCTTCGTATAGGCATTACGCATACGATAATATTTCTGACGAACCGTTTCCACGAAGTCATCATCAATACCATGCATTTCACACCATGCGGCGACCATCTTGTTTACTCCGATAGATTGATCAAAGGACATCTCTCCGAGTTCCGCCCACATATTCCGCCTGAAGAGGTCTTCAATAGCTTCAATAATGGCTTCCTTAGCCCGCGGACCAAGATAGTTATATACTGCCGGGTCTTTAGCCTTAGAATCCGGAATAACAACGGGCGTCAGTCCATCAACCATCAGTTCCGGCTTCTGTCCGGAAGGCAATCTTTGAAGAAACCGACGAATCACCGCATTCTCATTACTCTGTGCCGGAAAACGAACCGGACTACCAAGAGCGTGCACCAACCACTGAGAAAGGTATTTTTCTAATCTGAGATAAATAACAAAGCTGCTCATAAGTCTTTATTTTAGACACAAATATAATATATATATTCTAATAGTAATATATTTATTACATATTACTGAACGGGTATATTTTCCCGTTTACAGCTTCTACAATTTCTACAAATTTCGTAACATTCTGATTTTAAAATTATTACCACAAATATAAGCAAATAAAAATGTAGAAAAAGGCTTCTACAAATAGGGAAAAAGAGAAGTTTTGTAGAAGCTTTCTTTATTTTCCCTGTTTTGTAGAAATTTGTAGAAGCTTGTATTCTGTTCTTATAATAGTTAAACATCTCATTTATAACATTGTAGAAAGTGTAGAAAGTGTAGAAGCTATTTTACTCCCAAACGAAACTGCCAAGTCAGTGTAAATAAGAGGCATTAAAAAAGGGTGCATCCGCTTCACAGCGTCTACACCCTCGACAATGATACATAGTATATCGTTTAAAAACTAAATTTCTTTTGAGTTGGTGGAAGCGGTTCTTCCTTGGCATCCTCACTATCCTCGCTATTGTTATCCCCGGTATCCGTATCAATCTCCAAGTTGATGTTATACGAACTCACTATCATCTCGTAATCAAAGCACATGGCCTGTTCAGGAGTACTGGTCTTGCGAAACTCTGTCCTACCCTCTCCGATATCCACACGTTTAGTCACCTCCACGCCATTCTGTATATTCTTGAAGCGTACCGAGTTCTTAACTCCTAAATACTCTTTTGAGTTTTCAAGATAGAATTTAAGGGATTCCGGAGGAAGTGCCGTATCACCTACCTGTTTAGCAAACTTCTTATAAAGCATGAAGATACGGTTCTTACGCATCATCAAAATTGGCCTTGGCCGGATGAACTCCATTTCATTCTTTATCACGTTCGATTTGAACTTCTTCATATAATCAATCCGATAATCCGCCTCATTAAATATCTCACCGTCTTGCAATAAATAAGATACCACATTCCAAAAGTTGGCCAACTCATTATTACTTTTACACTCCTGGTTCTGCCGGATAATTCCCTCCACTGTGATATCCAGCATTTCCTTATAAGAGAATGGGACATCAATCACCGCTTCCATTGTGCGGAATGCCGCCAATGGTATCACCCAGTTCCGCTGGATACGGTCTTCAATCTTCTCTTTTGATAAACTATCATTCAAGTCAGTCATACATTGCCGATAGTTCCCGATAAAGTCCGTTTCCATCTTACCGCGATGACGAAGTAGCTGCAACGTCAAATGTGACAACCCCATATCTCGTGCACTTTTACATTCGTCGAATGCCCGCTTTTCTTCATTGGAAAACTCTGTTTTAGTGAAAGTAAGATAAACCAAGCGGGAAAAGAGTGCAATATCAATGGTGGTCATTTCCTGTCCGGACAAAATTACGCCACAATCAACCGAAGTAATCTCCCTTTTTTTATCCCGATCCATATTCATACGTGAACGCCCAGTTCCATCCCATAGCCCCTTCAGGAACTCACGCTTATCCAAGTCAATTGTGTTCTTATACTCGTCGATATGTACCAATGCATTGGCACATTGTGCAACGAGATCACCCATCGCAGCAATAGTTGCATTCTGGATATTAGGCGGAGTATTCTTTATGATGAAGAAAGACATCAAGCTATGTCCAAGTTCAGACTTACCAGAGCCTTTAGGCCCAAAAAGATTCAGAATAGGAAAGCTTTTTGTTTGTCCTACTATGATATCCCGAAATAGTGTGGCCAACAGAAAACAGATACCCACTTTAGCATTATCTCCGAAAACCTTTATCAGCTTCTCGGAATAATCCCGCATCGTAACCGCACTATAATTGGTATGAATAAACTTGCGTTCGAACTGGAAGAGCTTCACGTCATCACGGTAGATCATACTGCTACCCGGCAAATAATAATTGCCGGACTTCAGCCGTACAATTCCGTATTCATCCACCGGATGCCATTCAGTATCAAAGGCTCCATTGCCAAAGGCAAAGAATCCTTTGCGCTGCCAACCCAACTGGGTGATTTCGGTAGCTGTTTCAGTTTGTTCATAAAGGAACATTTTAAGTTTAGTCAGTTCCTTTTCTGTCGCCAACCAAATGTAATTCCCTAAACCTTCAACTTTCTGTTTGAACTTTGAAAGTGATACTAAATCTTCTTGTTTCATTTCTATAATTTCCTCCTGGTTATTTTGGTTTTTAATTTTGTAAAGTCGTTTGGGGAGCAAAGAATCCCTGATGTGGAACATCGGCAACATTGTGAAATTCGACCACTGGACCGGGCTTCCACCATTGGTACTGATTACATAGTAGGCGTTATATTCCTCATAGAAACCATATCTGCTATATAAATCCCGGTCAATCTTCTTGCCTTGATCAAGAACCTGCTTTGATTTTATCTGCTGTTTAGCCTGATTGATTGCGGATTTCCAAAGGTTTTTATTTTTATAAGATTCCTGTAGTTTGTCCAGGTACATTGACTCCTTAATCTCATCACGCAACATAGCCACCATACGGCAAATAGTGCCAATGGCTGTACTTTTATCTTCAGTGGTCACTGCTGTCTTGAAGATGTATCTTGCATACCATGTGATGAAATCCTCTTCCTCAAGGATCGTAAACTTAGGCTTATCCGTGCAGTAAGTGTCAGGATCATTTTTACTATTGGCTTCTCCGAGTGGGATTTCCTTTACTGACACAGCAAATCCGCATTGCATAGCCAACAAACCATTCTTCATTACTGAAGCTATGCCTGTACCATATTGTTCGTCTCTTTTAGGCGGGTCTGCGTCCGGAAGAAAGCATAACTTAGTTGCGTACTTTTTAAGCTGTTCAAACTGTTCTTTTGTCCAGGCAGAACCCAACGATGCAATTGCATTGTTTACAAATATGCGCTGTAACCGCATAACATCCGGTGCACCCTCAACGCAATAGAACTTATCTTCCTTGGCCGCTTGCCTGATTGCAACGTCGATGCCGAATATAGAATTACTTTTGGAATAGATTTCGGATTCTGCCGAATTCAGATATTTGGGAGTACCTTCAACTCCGGAGATATCCCGTGCTGTAAAACCGATAATGTGCCGATATCGGTCACGAATCGGGATCATTACCCGATTGCGGTAGAAATCATAGATATTACCTTTTAGCTCATTTTGCTTGAGTAACTTCAGTTCTAACATCAACTCAGTAGACAATCCAGCTTTTTCAGCAAAATGGTGCAGGGCATTCCAATCATCAGGCGCAAAACCGATCTGCATCTCTTCAGCATATTCTTTTCCCCAGCGTCCCTTAATGTAATTGCGGGCGGCTTCCGCTTCTTTCTGCTGTAAGTTCCGGACAAAGAACTCAGCACACTTGGCATTAATGATAAACATGGATTCCCGCTTCATCCTTGCCCGCTGTTGTTCCGGAGATGGCTGTTGCTCTTCCTCAATTTCTATACCATACTTTTTAGCCAGCAAATAAATAGCTTCAGGGTAACTCATAGCTTCATGCTCCATGATAAAACTAATGACGTTACCACCTTTATGACAGCCGAAGCAATGCCAAATTCCCCGCACCGGATTAACCTTGAAAGAAGGGGTTTTCTCTTGGTGTATCGGGCAACAAGCCTCGTAGTTGGAACCGCGCCGTTTTAATTCAACGTAACCACCGATAACGTCAACGATATCCGCACGGTCTAATACTTGCTCAATATACTTTTCATCTATCATTGTCGTTTATTTTTCTGCGAACTTATCAGTTAGGGGAACAGGATAAAAACTCATCTTTTCAAGATGATACCGTCCTCTAAATGATATCCGCACATTCCATAGCTGGCCAACTCTGCAAAACAGGTTGACACACACTTTATAAACAGGTCATAATTCTCCGGACTCACGATCTCCACAATATTAAGTTCGTCTCCAGAACTCATATCGAATAGGCACACAAACACCTTATCATAATAATCAATAAGTTCCTGTACACCTATTCTATCATAATATTCTATGATCCATGACCTATCATCATCCGGAATGTATTGTTTGAAGTCTACCATATATTTTTTCTGAAGTCATATCTATATTGTTATGATTCTGACAAATATTTTATTAAACTCTCCTTATCTTTAAAAAGCCTTTTATCCCATTGTGGATAATTGTTTCTGGGTACACTTAAACCGTCAGACAGCTTGTAAACCATCAAAAAACTGCGATCTGCATAGGATGTTTCGATAGTTATTTTACTGACGGTTGAATAACAAATATCGTCTCCACTTAGATAGCATACGTTATCACCTACATTAAACTCTGTATCTATATTCATATCTATCTTGTTATGAATCAGTTACGAGCTACGGGCTACAAGTACCTTTCGGAACATAGCGCAGCCACTTGTAGCTTGTAGCCTGTAGCTCGTAACTTTATTCCTTTTTTTTCCGTTTTTCTCAAAATTTAAAGGAACAACTCTCTTACACATGAAAACGAAATAACATCAGCATGGCAATGAACTCTCCTTTTCTCAAAATCAATACTTAACAGTTGGTATTTCGGAAAGCATAGAGAAAACACATAGGTAACTTTGAAGTAGACATACATACCTGTATTTTCAATGTGAAATTCTGATACAGTGCCTTCAGTCAGTTCTTCAATCTCTTTGATTATTTCAGATTTCAGTTCTTCTAATTTTTCTAACGGTATTTGAACTTTGCTCATTATTAAATTGTTAAGAATTAATTTCACGTTCAAACTCGTCATATCCTTCACATTCAAGGAAGGCATTAAGGGCTTTTTCCTTTAGCTCACCAATCTCAATTTTGTGAGTTTCTTCCTTGGCAATAAGAGCCGCTTTCAAACTCTCTATCTGATCTTTTAGAATTTCAATCTCATTCATATTTATTCTTTATATATTTAAAAGGTAAATCTTCATCAGGTTCCGGCAACCTCAGCATTTCACACGAGTAAGCACCACTAAACCCTTCTAACCAAACAACTATTTCTCCACACATGAATTGTGGTAGTGTAGTTACCTTCCAAACTTTTTTAGCATATTCAGGCTTCAACTCTATTTCAGCTCCAGTCATAACAACCTTTGCACCGGGTTTTAATAGTTCAACAAACTTGCCATAGGTAGAACTCGTAGCTACATTGACCTTTTTTCCGTAATGTTCATAACGTAAAACAGAATTTCCAAACTGTTTTGTTATCATTTCTTCGATAACACGACGGGAATAAACCGCATCCATTGTCAACTTAGCCACGGTCAAATCTTTAAATTTTTTCTTCAAGTCTTTTGTTTCCATATTATCCATTATTATTTGGTTTGAAATAATTCAATTGAGTCATTAACAGCCTTATTCAAAGCTGTATTAATGGTAGCTTCATCAGTTTCTTCAAATTCTAATAAGATGTCAATCATTGTTCCACCGTTTGGTTCTTTCCACTCCATTCCAGTGTTTACATTCACAGGAATAGCTTCCTCATGCACAGCTTCAAGGAAAACATTTGCCACAATAGTGTTCATTTCACATTTCATCTGCTTCATAATTTCCATTTTTATTAGGATTATTAATAATTTGCTCTACAGCTTCACGCTCTAATTTAGTCCATGTATCGTTATGAACTTTCAGTTGGAAAGTAGGATAGCTGATATCACACCTTTCCATCACTTTTTTACGAAATTCTTGTTTCGCTTTATAACCGGTCAACCCTTTGTAATAATCAAAAATGCTCATAAAAGTAATTTTTAAATGATTTATTTATTCTTCTTATTAGATTTATCATTAGATTTATAGAACAAATATAATATAAATATTATCAAGTTGTAATATAAATATTATTATTTATACGGTTAAATATTACTAACTAAAAATATACACATGTACAACGGATTGATTATCAACAAACTATTAGAAGATAGAAGATTAAAAAAAACCGAGCTAATAGATTATTTAGGATACAAACGAGAAGGGGGTAATAGTTCTCTCCATCAGATAATGAATGGGAACCCTACAGTTAAGAATTTAGAGCCTATTGCAGATTTCTTTCAGGTTAGTATGGATGTATTCTTTGAAAGAAAGGCACCCATTAACCCAGTCGCAAGCATCGTTAATGGCAACGGAAATGCTATTGGAAACGGCAATACGATCACCATTTCCGAGAATGAATATAAATTGAAAATTGAAAATCTGGAAAGACTTTTAGATGAAAAAGACAAGAGAATTGAAACTCTTGAAACGTTAGTCGAAGTTTTACAAAATAAGAAATAG